TTTAGCAGTCGGACGTGGTGAGAAGCTCCCTGTGTCAAAAGGCGCAGGTCTTACCGCTAAAGGTCGTGCTAAATATAATGCAGCTACAGGCTCACATTTAAAGGCACCACAACCACAAGGTGGACCTCGTAAGAAGTCATTTTGTGCACGTATGTCTGGTATGCCTGGTCCTATGAAAGATGAAAAAGGTAGACCTACACGTAAAGCCGCTTCTTTAAAAAGGTGGAATTGCAAATGAGTACAGAACGCGAATTAGCAGAACACGGTATTGAGATTAAACATATTCAGTCAGATGTGGACACGCTTATGAAAGACATGGATGAATTAAAAGATAGATTAGATAAGATTGAGCAATCTTTGAGTAAAATTGAAGGTGGATGGAAAGTATTTATTGCTATCGCAGGGATTGGTTCAGCATTTGTTAGCTGGGTAGTAACACATTGGCTTAAATAGGAGTTTATATGAAAGCTTTTATAGATAGAATATTTAAAAAAAGAAAACACGACGCTGAACAAATTAAAGAAAATAAAGCAATACTTAGTGAACAAATTGAAACAAGTATTGAAAAACATATAGTTCAAACACAAGCTACAGAAGCTGCGGTAGAAGCAATATTTGCAGAAGTAAAACAAGAAGAAGTCTTTCTAAAACCCGGTCATTACTTTGATGATTGTAACTGTTTAAAATGCGTAAGATGGAGAAATCAAAATGCCAAGTAAATCAAAAGCACAAAGAAATTTAATGGCGGCCGCAGCTCACAACCCTGCGTTTGCTAAAAAAGTAGGCGTTCCTATGTCAGTGGCAAAGGAATTTAATAAAGCAGACAAGGGCAAGAAATTCGGAGCAGGAGGCGCACTTAAAGCAGTTGATTCTAGTGAAAATCCTGGATTATCAAAATTACCAACGGAGGTTAGAAATAAAATGGGCTACATGAAAAAAGGCGGTATGGCTAAATCAGACATGAAAGAAGATACAAAAATGGACATGGCACAAGACAAAGCTATGATCAAAAAAGCATTTAAACAACACGATGCTCAAGAACATAAAGGCGGTAAAGGTACTTCATTAAAACTTAAAAAAGGTGGCATGGCTAAAGGTTGCGGTTACGCTTCTGGAGGTAAAGTATCTCAACTAGCTAAAGCTAACGGTATCGCTAAAAAAGGTAAATCAAAAGGCACGATTATTTAAGGAGATCACTATGCCAGTATTAAAAATTTTCGGTAAAAGAATCGGCGGCCCTAAAGAAGAGGATATGTCAAAACGTATTTCTAAAGACGATAAAATTGCCCCTAACTTTGATGTGCCAAGAAGAGCTTCAAGAGTTGATTTCAGTGAAATGACTTCTAGGGGCCCAAACATGGGTAAAGTAATTGCACCTAGACGCATGCCAGTTCCAATGAAAGAAGGCGAATATGGTAATGTTAACCGTGAAGGTAATCCAGAAGCAATAGGTCCAGACATGGGTGTAATTAATAGAGCAGTTGCAGTTGTTCCAGAAATGGATTTACAAGAAAAAGCTAGACGCTCAATGGGCTTTAAAAAAGGCGGTAAAGTTAAAAAGATGGCTTCAGGTGGCAAAACATCTCAACTAGCTAAAGCTAATGGCTGCGCAGTTAGAGGTAAGTCAAGAGGAAGGATTATTTAATTATGGCTAAAGAAGATTATTTAGAAGGTTACGGTCAAGGACTTAAAAGAGGTAAAGAAGGCCCAGTTATGGGACCTATTAATAAAGCTTTAGATGCTGCTCTTGGTAATCCACACGAAAGTGCTAGACGTGGTTTAGAACAAGGTTATGCTGAAATGAGAGCGGCTAAAAAAATTGAGTCTGAAAAGAAAATGGCTAAAGGCGGTTCAGTTTCATCTGCTTCAGCTCGTGCAGATGGATGCTGCACTAAAGGTAAAACTAAAGGAAGGATTGTTTAATCATGGCAGAAAAGTGGATTCAAAAAGCAATTAAAAAACCCGGTGCATTAAAGTCTTCTCTTGGCGTTAAAAAAGGTGAAAAGATTCCAGCAGGTAAATTAGCTAAAGCTGCTAAGGCTCCAGGCAAAATGGGTCAACGTGCGCGTTTAGCACAAACTTTAAAAGGCTTGAAAAAATAATGAGACCTTCACGTGGTATGGGCGCTATTAAAAAGACTAAGATTCCTAGTGCTACTGAGAATACTATGCCTAAAGGTAAAGTAAAAGCACGTCGTGACAACACAGACTTTACTCAGTTTAAAGAAGGTGGACCTGTAGGCTTATATGCAAATATAAATGCCCGTAAGAAAAAAGGTATTTCACGTCCTAAATCAAAGTCTACAATCACACCAAAAGCTTATGCAAATATGAAAGCAGGATTTCCTAAAGGGAAAAAATAATGGTAGATAGAACCACAGGCACCACGAGTTTTAACTTAGATTTAAACAACCTTGTTGAAGATGCGTTTGAACGTTGTGGTCAAGAGCTACGTACTGGATATGATTTACGTACTGCACGTCGTTCTTTAAACCTACTTACAATTGAGTGGGCTAACCGTGGTATTAATATGTGGACAGTTGAACCTGGTCAAATTGAATTAAACCAAGGTCAAATTATGTATGCGTTACCTACAGATACGATTGACTTACTTGACATGGTAACTAGGACTGGCACAGGTCAGAACCAGCAAGACATTAATATTAACCGTATCAGCGAGTCAACCTATATTACAATACCTAACAAAAATGCAACAGGTCGACCTATTCAAGTATGGATTAATAGACAAAGTGGTCAAGAAAACCCTACTGATTTATATACTGACGGATCTGTTAGTGCCACAGCAACTACAATTAACTTAACTTCTATTGTAGGCTTAGCGCAGTTTGGTTTCATTAAATTAGATAATGAAACTATTCAATATGGCGGATTAACAACGACAACAAGTGGATCTACAACATACTACCAATTAACTGGATGTATACGCGGTGTAAATAATACAACCGCTGCGGCTCATGCAACCGCTACTAGAGTATTTGTACAGAACTTACCTACAGTTAATGTATGGCCTGCTCCTGAACAAAGTAATTTTTATCAATTTGTATATTATAGATTAAGACGTATTCAAGATGCAGGTAATGGGTTGACAGTTGAAGACATTCCGTTTAGATTTATTCCATGCATGGTCGCAGGGTTAGCAGCATATTTAAGTATGAAATTACCTAATGTGTCACCTGATAGAATTCAAATGTTAAGAGCTGATTATGAAGCAGCATTCCAATTAGCAGCTGATGAGGATCGTGAAAAAGCGCCTATAAGATGGGTGCCACGTGAACAGTTTTTTAGGGGCTAAGTAATGCCAACCAAATATGCAAGCGCCAAGAATTCGATTGCTCAATGTGATCGATGTGGATTTAGGTATAAACTAAAAGAACTTAAACGCTTAGTTATTAAGACAAAAAATGTTAATATACTAGTGTGTCATGAATGCTGGGAACCGGATCAACCGCAATTACAACTTGGTATGTATCCAGTTAATGATCCGCAAGCAGTGCGTAATCCAAGACCTGATCTAGGATATTATGAATCTGGATTAAATGGTTTACAGACAGACGAAACAACAGGAACATCAACGTCACAAACTGGCGTTCCTTTAATGGGCAGCAGAGTAATACAATGGGGCTGGAATCCAGTAGGCGGAGCTAGTTATTTCGATGCACCATTAACACCTAATTACTTAGTAGGAACAAGTGCATTGGGTGATGTAACAATATCAATATCTTAAGGAGAAACAAAATGGCATATAAATCAGGCGCAGACGGTATTACTAAACAAGGTAAAACCAAAGGTAAAAATTTAGGCGATACAGGCCCTAACGTAGCTATTGAAACAGGTCCAAAACATGCAGGTTCTAAAGGTGGTAAAAAGAACATCGACATGAAAACTATGGGTCGTGGCATGGCTAAAGTTGCAGCACAGAAAAAAGGATAATTATCATGGCTAAAAACGACTTTCCGAAACCAACACCAGCAGATTCATATCCGCTAGGTCATGCAAAAGAAAACAAAGACGCTAGTGAATACACTGGATTTAAATATCCATCAGGTGGTACTGGCGATGATCTTAATATTTATAAACAACCGATGCCTAACCCAAACAGCTTAGACATTGAATTATCTCAAGATCCTAATAAGTTAAAATCACAAGAACTTAATTTTAAAACAGGTAGACAACGTGTAAGCGCAGGAGACCCTGGATCTAAAGTAATCAATAGAAATGGTGAAAAAACTATGCGTGGCTATGGTGCGGCTACTAAAGGTATTAAAACAAGAGGCCCAATGGCGTAATAAATGACGTACACTGAACTTGTTGCACAAATACAGGACTATACAGAAAATACGTTTACTACGACGGATATAAACACGTTTATAACCCAAGCAGAACAGCGTATTTACAATACAGTTCAATTACCTGCATTACGTAAAAACGTGACAGGTTCATTAAGTACAGGCAATAAGTATTTAACCATGCCTACAGATTGGTTAGCCACATTTAGTATGGCTGTTATTAATACAGATAATGAGTATTTATATCTTTTAAACAAAGACGTAAACTTTATTAGGCAGTCATTTCCTGATACTGATTCAGCTTTTTACGGCGAACCACAATACTATGCGGTATTTAATTCTACTTCATTTATTGTAGGCCCTACACCTGATGCTAATTACGCAGTAGAGCTTCATTATTTTTATTATCCTGAGTCAATTACAACAGCAGGTACTTCATGGATAGGTAATAACTTTAGCTCTGTTCTTCTTTATGGGTCTTTATTAGAGGCTTATACTTATATGAAGGGCGAAGCAGATGTGATGGCTACTTATAAAGCTCGTTATGATGAAGCGATGTTATTACTCAAACAACTTGGTGATGGCAAAGATAGACAGGATGCTTACAGATCAGGCCAAGTTAGATATCCAGTTCAATAAAGGAAACTAAATTGTCAATCGGCCAAACATTAACTACAAGTTTTAAAGTTCAAATTTTAGATGGTATACACAATTTCGGTGTAGGCGTTATTCGTGCAACTACTGCGGCGGATACATTTAAAATAGCTTTGTATAGTACACTAGCTACGCTTAACTCTACAACAACAGTATATACAACTGAAAATGAAGTTACAGGTACAGGCTACGTAGCAGGGGGTAACACATTAGTTATTTCTCAAGCGCCTACCTCAACAGATACTGAAACAGTGGCATGGTTAAACTTTGAAAATTCAAGTTGGGCTAACGCTACCTTTTCAGCAGACGGTGCTTTGATATATAATAGCACTCAAGGTAACAAAGCAGTGGCAGTATTAAATTTTGGAAGTACTAAAACTACGACCAATCAAACTTTTACAGTAACATTTCCGGCGTCTACATCAAGCGCTGCACTTATAAGGATAACATAAATGATACCAGTTTCTTCTGTATTTTCAGAAGCACCGCAAGTTAAAGTAAGTAATGTAAGACCGTTAGAAAAAGATTTATATAAGATGATGTGGGACATACCAGAGTATAGAGCAGTAGCTCCTGGTGAACTCATTGCACAAGAATTTTTGAATCAAGCTAGGCCTCCTAAAGGGGCGTCAGTACTAGACTTAGGATGTGGCACAGGACGTGGCTCTCTTAATTTAGCTTTTTTCGGTGGCTTAAATGTCACTATGGTTGACTTCGCAGATAATTGTTTAGACGAAGATATTCGACCGATGTTAGAAACACAGAAGCATGCACTAAGGTTTGTAGAAGCGGACTTATCTGACCCACTACCTGTTAAAGCAGCTTATGGATTTTGTACGGATGTGATGGAGCATATTAGACCTCATCATGTAGATAAAGTATTAGATAATTGTTTAGCTGCTTGTCAGCATGTTTTCTTTCAGATTGCTACTGAAGATGACCAAATGGGTAAAGTGGTAGGGCATAAGCTTCATTTAAGCGTACATCCATATGAGTGGTGGCTAAAGAAGTTTATTGATCGAGACTGTATTATTCATTGGTCTAAAGAAGCTAATGGGTATTGCTTATTCTATGTAAGTGCTTGGATGAAAGGTGAAGACGTCGTTGAAAGAGGTGTAATTAATACTGACGACGAGACCATCAAAGCTAACGTAGAATACAACATTCAAAGGGATTTTATGCAGATTCAACCGCACCCTACGAATGATCAAGAAGTTATGATTGTGGGTGGTGGGCCATCATTGCACGAACACCTTGAAACCATTAGACAAAAGAGGGCTGATGGTGTTAAACTAATCACAATTAATGGGGCTTATAAATGGTGTCTTGATAACGGTATTACGCCTTCTGCTATGGTTATGGTAGATGCTAGACCTTTCAATGCAAGATTTACTCAGCCGATAGTGGATCACTGTAAGTATTTTATTGCTTCTCAATGCGATCCTACTACGTTTGACGGGCTCCCAAAAGACAGAACTTATATATGGCATACGAGCGCTGATTTGCTTAATGACGTATTAGCTAAACATTATAAAACATGGTATCCAGTTCCAGGAGGATCAACGGTTCTTTTAAGAGCTATACCATTATTTAGAATGTTAGGATTTAAACGGTTTCATCTCTTTGGATGTGATTCTTGTTTAGATGAAAAAGAAGTTCACCATGCATATGAGCAACAAGAAAATGATGGACAGCCGATCATACCCGTAAACGTGGGCGGGAAAATATTCAGCTGCAATCCGTGGATGATTTCTCAGGCACAAGAATTTATTGATTTAATTCGTATGCTAGGGGATGAAATAGAATTAAACATTTATGGTGGGTTACTCCGTCATATTTTAGAAACAGGCGCTTCATACGCCGACATTAAGGAGATTTAATATGGCTGCATCAGCATGGCAATTATATAATAGTGCCAAAAAATATATAGGTAATGGAACGATCACTCTAGGAGCTGGCGTATTCAAAATGTTATTGGCGACAAGCGCAAGTAATGCATCAACATTTACTTTAACTGCTTACTCACAAATAACAGGTGAAATTGCTGCTACAGGCGGTTATACAACAGGCGGTAAAAATTTAGTACCAGCAACAGCATACTGGACAGTAGGTGCTTCAGCGAAACAATATAAGTACACAATGTCTACAGTAGGTTTAGCATTCACAGCTTCCGGTGCTTCATTGACTAACGTTAAATATGCAGTTATTCGTAATTCAACTGGCGCTACTGCTGGTAAATTATTATGTTTCTGCCAATTATCATCAAGTCAATTTACTGTAACGTCACCTAATACATTGACGATTTTACCTGCTGCTACTGGCATCTTTACACTAGCATAAGGATAAGTCGTGGCGGTAACAACCGGCTGGGGACGGGGTCCGTGGAGTTCTGCTGATTGGGGACAAGGAATTGTCATCGCAGCAGACGTGGGATCAGTTACGCTTGCGGGCGTAGCACCTTCAGTTGTACAAGGTAAAGTAATTACTCCCACAGTTGGTGGGGTAGCAATAACAGGGTATGCACCTAATATCAATGTTGGGGCTGACGTAACGCCTTCAGTTGCAACACTAACAATAACGGGCGTAGCACCTACGGTAATACAAAATGCAATAGTTACACCGGCAGTTAGAGCGGTATCCGTTACAGGTTATGCACCTTCAGCTGTACAAGGTAAAATAATAACCCCCACAGTTGGGGCATTAACTATAACAGGCATAGCGCCTAATAATATAGTAAATAATATTGTAACCCCTACAGTTGGCACATTAACAATAGAAGGGTATCAGCCTACAATACCTGGTGCTGCTATAACACCTAACGTTGGCTCTGTAACAGTAACAGGATATGCACCAACTAAAATAGTAGACACAATAATTACTCCTACTGTTGGGGCAATAAATATAACCGGTGTAGCACCAAGTGTACTTCAAAATACATTTATATCACCTGCAGTTGGTGCATTGACACTAGTAGGCGTAGCACCTGATATAAGTAGAAGTATCACACCTAGTACAGGTGTACTAACATTAGTTGGGTATGCCCCTTCAACTGCTCAAAGCACAGTAATAACACCTAGTGTTGGAAGTTTAACATTAGCGGGAAATGCGCCTTCAATTACACAAGGTACAGTACTAACACCTAATCAAGGCACGTTAACAATAGTAGGGGGAACGGCAAGTGTAAGCGGTAGTATTACGCCACCAAAAGGCACTTTAACCTTAGTAGGCGGAACGGTTACACTTAGTAACTCAAATTGGACGGTAATAAATACATCACAAACACCTGGATGGGTGCAAATAGCCGCATAAAAAGAATAATTTGTAGTAAAATATAGCAAAATAAAAAGGAATTTATTATGGCAAGTACCTATTCAGCACTGAAAATAGAACTCATAGGAACCGGCGACCAGTCTGGTACATGGGGCACAACAACTAACAACAACTTAGGCGACGCAGCTTTAGGTGAGGCTATTACAGGTTCTGCTGATGTAGCTTTTTCTAGTGCCGACGTTACTTTAACCCTTACTGATACAAATAGTACTCAAGCAGCTCGTAACTTACGTCTTAATTTAACTGGCACTTCAGGTGGAGCACGTCAACTTATTTTAGGCTCTGGTTGCCAAATTGAAAAACAATACATAATTAATAATGGTCTAGCAGACGCAGTTACAGTTAAAAATACAACAGGTACTGGAGTTTCAGTTCCAGCTGGTAAATCGATGATTGTATTTAATAATGGTACCAATGTTGTTGAAGCAGTTACTTATTCTTCCGCAATAGCATATCCAGGTGCAGGTATTGCTAATTCAACAGGTTCAGCATGGGGCACATCATATTCAACGACAGGTAGCGGTACAGTAGTAGCTTTAGCTACTAGCCCAAGTTTTACGACACCTATTCTAGGAACTCCTCAATCAGGAACCTTAACAAACTGCACGGGCCTTCCTGTAGCAGGGGGCGGTACAGGTGCTTCAACAGCTCCAGCTGCTAATGCTAATATTCAAACTTATACAACCACTGCTACCGCAGCGGGTACAACAACACTTACTAATGCAAGTACATACTACCAATACTTTACAGGCTCAACTACGCAAACTGTCGTATTACCTGTAACAAGTACTTTAAGTTTAGGCTGGTCTTTCCACATTGCAAATAATTCTACAGGTAATTTAACTTTAAACTCATCTGGCGGCAATCTCGTAACTACTATTTTACCAGGCACCACAGTACATGTTACTTGTATTGGTACCTCACTTACAACAGCAGCTGATTGGGATTCAGGTACAACAGACTTTGGCACAGTAACGGGCACAGGTGCAGTTGTATTAGGCACTTCTCCGACAGTAAATAATCCAACAATAACTAATTATGTAGAATCTGTTGTGTCTATCGGCACGGTAACTACTACTAATACATTATCACTAACAAATGGTACTGTTCAAACGGCAACCCTTACAGCTTCAACAGCATGTACATTTACTATGCCAACAGCAACTGCCGGTAAATCATTTATCTTATTACTAAAACAAGCAGCTTCAACTGGTAACGGTACAGCTACATTTACTAGCGTTAAATGGAATTCTGGAGGAACACCCACTATGACTGCAACTGCCGGTAAAATGGATATATTTACTTTTGTATCTGATGGTACAAATTGGTATGGTTCAGCTTCACAAGGATATACTCCATAATGTTTGGCGGGCCAAATTTCTTATTAACTGGAGCTCCTTCAAGAGCTACTATTGCACTAACTATTTCTAGTAGCACAGCTAATTATAATATTTATGCGAATAGAGGTGGCACCTATGTTGCGGGTAAGTCAGATGTTACCTTAACTATAAATTCAGGCGTTAATGTATATTCTACCTCTGTGGGAACTCCTGGATTAACTGTAGGCAGTTTTGCTACTGGCGATACTGTTAAAATTATTAACAATGGAACAATTGCTGGAAAAGGCGGAGATGGTAATGAGGCCGGTGGAACAGCCCTATCTACAGCATTTGCAACGTCTATTACTAACAATGGAACGGTACAAGGTGGCGGTGGTGGCGGAGCTACTACTGGCGGATCCTATCAATGTTATTGCGGACAAGAACATTCATTTGGTGCTGGCGGTGGCGGGGGTGGTGCTGGTATTAATGCTGGTGCTGGTGCTCCGGGCGGTGGCGGTGCTTGCGGTGATGGAAGTCCTGGTTCTCCTGGAGGTCCTATATTTGGCGGCGCTGGCGGCGGAAATGCTTTTGGTTATGTCGATCCCGCATCTCCTGGTGGTAACAGAGGTGTCGGTACTACTTATTATGGAGCGGGTTCTTGCACTGTGGGAAATGCTTATATTACGTGGACTGTTACTGGAAACAGATATGGACCACTCAATTAATTTATTAACAAACATTCAAGGAATATAAAATGGCAAAAAAAGAAGACATAACTTATGATATAGTTTATTTAGAAAAAGATATAGGAAGAATTAGTGTTTCATATAAAACGCCTATCTTTACACAGGGTATCATATATAAATTAGATTTACCAATTGAAAATAATGCAGTGCCTTCAGGTCAAGCTTTAGATGATTTTATTATTTCAAATGCGCCTCTTGAACAAATAACATATCAAGAAGAAAATGCTACATTTGAAAAAGAAAGGGCTGTATTAACCGCTCAGGTAGACTATTCACATATTAAAGTAACTAATCCTCCAAGAAATGTTAATGGAAACCAACCTGTAACTAATGGAACTACTATCATATAATGATTATTAATGTGCCCCCTGCACATATTTTTAGTTCTGAACAAACAGTAAATAATGTATATCATGTAAATAAAGGCGAGGGGCTATCACAACATTCGCATGCAAACTCACATATAACCATATGTCATAATGGTTCTATTGTTATTAGAAAAGCAAATAAAGAAGTTATTGCTACAAAAGAATCAGGTGCTTTTAATTTGCTTGCAGGTGAATGGCACGAAATTGAAGCTTTAGAAGATAATACAGTTTTTTGTAATATTTTTACTATTAAAGATGGCATAATGTGTAATTAATGAATAAATATTTAATAAGATTTAACAAAAGTAGAGGGCAACCAAATCGTGGAACAATAGACCATGTTTGGCGTGTATTTGAAAATGGCAATGAATATCTTTGTAAACATATAAAAATAAATGTCCCCATGCAGGATGAGGTTTCTAGTGATGGAAATGGAAGCGATGATTGGAATATTGCATGTGAAGGATTTATGACAATAGATAAGGAAACATCAAGCATCATTATAAATAATTAAATAAGAGAGATGTATGTTTTTTATAAAAAGAAAAGAATTAGTAGTTGATGCATTTTGTTCTGAAAACTTTTCTCATGCATATAATGAAGCACCAATAGAATATGCATATAAATTTTATCCAAAATGGTGGAAAGATTTAGAATATACTAAATTTAATTTTGATAAAATGGCTCGTGAAGCAACTATGAAAACCTGTACAGGTTTAATAGATCATTATAAAAATGGATTAATTATTCCATTATGGAGTGATTTGGCTATAAAAATAATTGAAAATGGTGAATATCATTATAAATTTTCAGATAAGTTATCAAAAGTAAGCCATCATATCTCTAATCAAAGAGTTAATTTTTATATGAATTATATTAATTTAAAAGTAGAATCGCCTTGGAAATTACGAACAAAAGAAAATATTAATTTTGTAGCAATAGATCCATTTTGGAATAATGATAATATTAAAGATATCGTCTTTACTCCTGGAACATTGAATTTTAATGACCAACATTCAACTCATATGCAATTATTGTTTGAACAAACAAATCAAAATATTATGATACCGTTTAAACAACCGATGATGCATTTAATTCCTATGTCGGAGAAAAAAATTGTTCTAAAAAAACATTTAATTTCAGACAAAGAATATTTGGATAAATTTTTAAGTTATACAGAAACTACATTTTTGGGGAAATATACAAAAAGAAGATCTTATAAAAAATGCCCTTTTGGATTTAGTTAAATGAAAATTCAATTTATAAAAAAAGAATTATTAGAATATGTAATCATAGATGATGTTTATACTGATAAAGAATTTAAAATAATTAAAAAAGAAATTGAATATTTACAAAATAAAGCTTTAACAGTTGAAGAAATTGGGTCCGCAAAAAGAGACAATAAGTATTTAAAAAATAATAAAAGTGTATGGGTATATGATTATTTTCATAATAATCCGAATGAGTCACCGAATGATTTAACATTATATAGAAAGATATTTTCTAGTACTGTATATAATGAATTAGAAAAACATAGTATACATTTCAGCCATATTAGAAGAAGTACTGGTGATGGTCTTTTAATTAATTATTACCATGATGGTGGCGAATACTTACCACATACTGATGAATCAGTTTTTACCTGTTTAACAATGTTTGAAATTGGAAAAATAGAAGGTGGTAATTTAAGGTTTCCTGACTTTAATGAAGTAGTGGAATTTAAAGAAAATAGAATGGTCGTATTTCCGGGTTGTTTATCTCATCATGCAGAAAAAACACACTGCGAAAAAGACAGTTATAGAGTAACATTGGCAAATTTTATATATTACTATAAACATTAATAGAGTAAATTTAGTGATTAAAGATTTAGTGCATATTCAAAACTTTTTAAAAGAAGAAGAACGATTAGCTTTTATAAAAGAATCAGAAAATTATGAATGGAAATTAACAGGTGGTTCAGGAAAAATAGCTAAGGAGAATGGTAATTTTGTATTTTGGTATAAAAATATGATTAATAGCCGTTACTGGATTAATTTCTTTAAAGAAAAAATTATGTCAACAATGAATTTAAACTTAGAGGATACTAGGTTTTATTTAAATGGACAATCTTATGGTCAATGTGGAAGTTTTCACAGAGATGTTACAGAAGACTCACAAGGAGACTATTTAACAGCAGTTTATTTTCCAGGCATTTATGAATATAATCCAATAATGGGAGGCCATTTTATGCTTCAAGAAAATGATCAAATTAAATCAATATTACCTCATACAAATTCAATTGTAATATTTAACTCTAAACTTCTTCATGTTGGTTTAGAGCCAACAAGATTTTGCAAAGAAATGAGAACAAGTTTGGCTGCTAAATACAAAGTTATAGGATAAACATTAAAAAATGAAAAAATTATTACTAGCTTTATGCTTCCTATTTTTGATGGGTTGCACCATGTACACTTGGGCTGACACGACGGTCATCCAAAATAAAGGAATGCCTGTGCCTAGTGCTATGGCACCTAGTATGTCTGCGTTTTCACAAGATGTTTGTGCAGTGCCAGTAAGTGCAGCAGGTAATGTAGGATTATTTAGCGTATCAGGCGGTACAGTTTTATTAGATCAAAACTGCGTGAAAATTAAGTTAGCAAAAACATTAAATGATTTAGGTTTAAAAGTAGCTGCAGTATCGGTGTTATGTCAAGATCCAACTGTGTGGGATGCAATGGAAATGTCAGGCTCACCTTGCCCTATGGGTGGTGCTGTAGGCACTGCTGCTAAGAAAGCTTGGTTTACTAAGTACCCAGAGAGGTTTAAAAAGTTATATGGCGAAGATTATAACATTCCTTCTTTGCCTCCTACTAGGGAGTAATGCATATGCTTGGTATTGTAACTACGTTCCGCAACAAGGTACAGGCTACGTTACAAACCTTGTCTGCTATGGTATCGACAATCAAAGCGCGTTATCTCAAGCCTGGTGTCCTTACCACCCAGGCGACCCTATATGTGGCTATTATTACCAACCTGCTTGTTCAAACCAAACAGAATATCAAACGCTTGGTTGCCCTTTGCATTTTACAGGTGCCATCAATCAAAGCAGGTCTTATACTTGTACTACACAAAGTTGGACAGCTTGGACAACAACTTCTAACAATTGCACACCAGATCCTCCAACGTGTGTTAGCTCTACTGAAACGAGGCAAGTAACATGCCAAGCTGGTTACACTGGATTAATAACAGAGTCAAGAACCTCGATATGCTCGGATCCATATGGTTCGCCAACTTGGATTGCTTGGTCAACAATGTCAGATACTTGCACGATGACGGCGACGAATATCAACAACCCGGTGAGTCCAATAAGTCCAATCAGTCCAACAAATCCGAACAGTGTGATAAGTCAACAAATCACAACTGCGCCAGTACCCCAAACAGAATCTGTAACTGTGCAGGATCTAAGTGCGCTACCGATGGGGAATCTGGACACTACTTTGGCAGTAACACCTATAAAAAGCGAGGTAGTTGGAACGACGTCTGCACCAAGCCCCGTTACAAGTACTACGACGATGTCGGGTATAGAGAAAGCACCAGAAACCCCTAAGGGTAAAGATTTAGTACCAGGATTTGGCATCGTTATGTCGATGCAGCTTTTAAACTCAGGCTACAACCTGCAGCAATCACAAATAGAAGAATCAATTAAATTAATACAGGAAGAAGATTATGGAAGACAACAAAACATACTCCTTGAATTTATCAGCGCAAATGATACTGGGGATTATCTTATCAGTGCTAGTGCCAATAGGTGGCGCAGTATATTACGGGATAACCCTCTTCAACGATTTGACCTCGACGATTGAGGAAGTAAAAAAAATGAGCACAGTTGAAACAAGAATCACCGTGCTTGAAGATAGGTCTAAATCAGTAGAACGTCAGTTAGTCGATGTGATGATGTCTAATAACCGTGCATTAGAAAAAGCAAATGAAGCTTACGGTAAAGCAATTGAAGCTAACAGTGTGGCTAAAGGCACTGCAGATAAAGTTGTAGATACTGTAACTAATGTAAAAGACGAAATGAAACAATTAAGAAAGGCAATGGTTAATCCATTGAATAACTAATATGCTATCCATACTATCATCTATATTAGGCTTCGCTACTGCGGGGCTACCAAGTATATTAGGTTTCTTCCAACAAAAGGGAGATCAAAAACATGAAAAAGAAATGGCTCAGTTGCAAATGCAACAACAATTAGCTATGGCTGAAAAGGGTTTTCAGTCACAAGAAAAACAAGCTGAAATTGCTTTGGAGGGTACATATGCTGAAACATTTGCTCAAGAACGTCAAGCTTTATACGAACACGATGCTAAATTGGTTCATGATGCTGCACCATGGGTTAGAACTCTTAATGCCTCTGTCCGCCCTATTGTTGCTTTCACTTTTGTAGCACTACTATTATTTGTAGACATTGGCGGCTTTATATGGGCTGTTAAGACTGCAGGGTTTAGTGCAGAAGCAATGGATGTAATTTTCTCTAATGATGAAATGGCTATTGTATCTTCTATTATTGGATTTTACTTTGGTGCTAGAACTTGGGAAAAGAAATAAATGGATATTAAACTAGTAGATACCCATCATAATTATATTAATATATACGAAGCAAATTTAAATATAAAAGAGCTACAAGATACTTGTATTTATATGAACCAATATATAAATAATACATTTAAAAAATTAGATGCACATTATAAAAATAATAATGGTGTAGAAGCTCCTACTACTACTTCTATGTTTAGTTCATATAATTTATTTTTATATCCTAGGCCTGGGTTATTTAATTTATATAAAACCGTACAAGCTGCGTTTAGAAACATGGTTAATACAGAGGATCCATATTATATCCAGTGCTGGTTAAATTATTTTGACCCTAATACTATGTTAACTTGGCATGCTCATTGGGGAAAAGATTATAATGCGTACCATGGGTATTTTTGCGTAGATGCGAATGATACTATAACTACATATATGCTTGAAGGGTATGAAAAAGAAATTGATGTGAAAAATAAAAATAATTATTTAATTATAGGTAAAAGTGGACAAGATAGGCATAAAACATGTTTACTAGAAGATAGGCCTAGAATAACTATAGCATTTGATATAGTGCCCCAAAATACTCTCATTACAGTAGATTTTAATAGTCTGCGAAATATTAACCATTGGGTGCCTATTTAAGTGAATGTATCAAAAGCTGGCATCGCTCTTATTAAACATCATGAAGGTGTCCGTAATAGGCCCTATAAATGTCCTGCTGGCCTTTGGACTGTTGGTGTTGGTCATCTTATCGGGGATGGCAAATCTTTGCCTACAGACTATAATCGTACTTTTACAACGGAAGAAATAGATGGACTTCTTAAATCAGACTTACGTCGCTTCGAGTTGGGAATATCTAAGATGTTACCTAACGTGCCTCTTAGACAATGCGAATTTGATTGCTTGGTATCTTTTGCCTTTAATCTTGGTTTGGGTACATTTCAAAGATCAACACTCCGTCAAGCGCTTCTTCGCAATGATAAAAAGGCGGCTATGGAATCGTTAGTGAAATATTGTCGCGCAGGTGGTAAAATACTCAAAGGTCTACAAACTCGTAGATTGGACGAACGCGCACTTTTTGAAGGTAAATAATGCCATTAAGTAAACTAATATTTAAACCAGGAGTTAACCGAGATCAAACTAATTACGCTTCAGAAGGCGGTTGGTATGATATTCAATGGGTAAGATTCCGTTCAGGTTTCCCAGAAAAAATGGGTGGATGGCAGCCTAAAAATCTAACTGCATATAATGGCTCAGCTCGAAGTCTTTTTTCTTGGAGTACTACAGATAGCAATATCTTGTTAGGTATTGGCACTAATACTAAAATGTATGTAGGTGTAGGCACTAGTATATATGATATAACTCCTATACGAACTACATTTACATCCCCTGATACAAATAATTGTATAAGTACTACAAATGGATCCAAAGTTATTACAGTTACTATTGCAGGTTATGGGGGCCTTACAGGAGATTTTGTAACTTTTAGTGGTGTGACAGGACCTATTGCAGGAATACCTGCTTCTGAGTTTAATGCAGAACAACAAATAACATATGTAAATTCTAATACTTTTACATTTACTGTAACTACCGCTGCTACAAGTACTACATCAAGCCAAGGCGGTACAGCTATTACTGCAGCATTTCAAATTAATGTAGGGTACAATACAACCACTGCAGGATACGGTTGGGGTACAAGTGTTTGGAGTCGAGGAACTTGGGGTTCTGGGTCTACTACACCTACATATTATCCAGCACGATTAATATTCCAAGATAAATTTAATAATGATTTAGTTTTTAATGTACAAAATAGCTACATTTATTATTGGGAATATACAAGCGCTTTTAATACCCGTGCTGTATTATTATCTTCAATCTCAGGTGCAATTGCTGTACCACAACAAGTAGGTAAAATTTTATTTGCCCCTAGTGGACACTTATTAGCTTTTGCATGTACTAACTATGATGCTACCGCATCAGGACCTAATTACTTAGGAACTTATGATCCATTACTTATTCGTTGGGCAAATGTAGACCCCGATATTGGCCCTGATCCGCTTAACTGGCAGCCTACTTTAACTAATACAGCCGGATTTTTAAGACTTTCTGTAGGATCTAGAATTGTAACAGCATTAAGAACTAAACAAGAAATTCTTGTTTGGACTGATGTATCTTTGTCTTCATTACAATTCTTAGGTACGTCAGAAGTATTTGGTTTACAAGAAGTTTCTTCAGCTACAACTATATTTGGCGCTAACACTGTAATCGGTGCTAATAATGTAGTCTACTGGATGGGTAACGATAAATTCTATACTTACTCAGGTCGCGTAGATACCTTACCTTGTACGCTCCGTCAATACGTATTTACTAATATTAATAGATCACAGCAAGCTTTATTTTTTGCTGGGCAAAATGCCGAGTTTAATGAAGTCATTTGGTTCTATTGCACCGCGGCTTCTGATGAAATTGATCGATATGTTATTTATAATTATGCTGAAAATATTTGGTACTTTGGCAATTTAGAAAGAACCGCGTGGATTGATACAGGTGTAATTGATTATCCGGTTGCAGCTAAAGATGGATATGTTTATTTACATGAATATGGAAACAACGATGGACAACCAGCGGGGGCTGCGCCATTACCTATTCCGGCTTATATACAATCAGCAGACATAGATATTGAAGACGGCGATAAATATATGCTTATACGCCGTATTATTCCTGATGTTAACTTTAATGAATCAGAAACTACTAATCCTGTGACGGGAGCTACGATTGTTCCTCAAGTAACTATGACTGTAGGAGTTCGTAATTTCCCAGGTGCCGCATCGTCGACTACAAATTCTGAAGGTCAAACTACAGCACAAGATATTGTAACTTCGACAGCTACAATAGATCAGTATACAAATCAAGTATTTATCAGAGCGCGTGGACGTCAAATGAATTTTAAAATTAGTTCTAATGATGTAGGTACCCAATGGCAACTTGGTATGCCTCGTGTTGATGCAAGGCCTGATGGACTAAGAAGCTAAAAATGGCATTACAACTATTTGCCCCGCCGGTACTGCCGTTAGCTCCGACCGAATATAATGCTGAGTATGTTAATCAGTTAATACGAGCCCTTAATACATATTTAAAACAAGTAGGATCTACGACGCCTATCGTAATAGATCAGTTAACATTGTTAGCATTACCTACAAGTCCGGTAAATTTAAGGCCAGGAACTGTATGGAATGACGGAGGCACATTAAAAATTGTATTATCTAACACGATTTTAGTGCCAACAGCAACATTAAATATAGTTGGTAGAGCTCCTTCTCTAGATAGTATAGACCCTCCTGCGGTAAACGTTGGATTAATAGGCTATGCGCCTACAATTACAGTAGCATAAGGCATTAGAAACATGATATTATTAGATAAATTCAAGGACTTCGTATGACAGCACATTCCACAGCCAAAGGCATAGCTTCTCTAGGTAGATATGGTGATGATTTAATCGTCCACATGAACCAAGAAGAAGTACAAGGTTTGCAAGCGTTGGCTAAGCAACATGGCACTTCTTTGACTATTAACCCTCATACAGGTATGCCAGAAGCTTTTAAACTTGGTGGAGTATTTAAAGCTCTGATTCCTGTTGCTGCAGGCGTAATGTTTCCAGGTTTTGGTGCATCTCTATTTGGCGGCATGGAAGGTATTGGTGCAGGTATTTTAGCTGGTGCTGCAACAGCAGCTATAACTGGCGGTAATCCACTAATGGGCGGTATTACTGGTGCTCTAGGTGGATACAGTGGTGCTGGACTTGGTAATTCTTTAGCCAATTTAGGTGCGACGACTCCTGGCGGAGTGACACCAACTATGGTTTCTAATGTTACTCAAACTGCGGCTGGGGCCCCTTTAGTAGGTGCGTCAAATCAGTTTATAAGTCCTTTTACTCCTAATGGTATTGCAGGTGGAGCGGGACTAGGTGTTGGAACTGTTGGAAACGCAGGGATAGTTGGTCAATCTGCTTTAGCTAATACTGCAGGTAACGCCCTAACTAATCAAGCTATGAATGCAGGATTAACAGGAGCAAATACGGTAGCTAATGCTGGAAATGTTATAAACGCTGCCCAAACAGCTGCTCCTACATATTTAGATAAATTAAAAGCTGGAACTTCTAAACTATTTTCAAAAGATGGATTAAGTGCATATAAAGCCTCTCTTCCAGGTAGTGGTGGGGAACTTACTGGAGTTACAAAAGACGCTACAGGTAATATAATTAGTTCTACTTACAATCCGGTAAAACCAGCTACTAATATGGATGTATTTAAAAAAATAGGACTTCCAATTGGTGGGGCATTATTAGGTGGTGTAGAAGAGTCTGATCTCAATCCACAAGTTAACTTATCTGATCAAGAAGAAAAAGTCTACGAACAAACTGGTGTAGATGCTGCAGGTAAACCTACTTTTGGATACATTGCAAAATCAGCATTCAATCCTTATAGAACATTAAACTTGAGTGGTCCTTCACCATTAAACTTAGGCGCATCATTAAAACTTCCTGCAACTACAGGTTATGCGGAAGGGGGTATAGTCCAACCAACTATTCAATCAGGCGGCATTCGTGATTTATATGGTTCATCTGACAATCAAACACAGCCTTTAAGTGCGGATGGATTTGGACTTGGTAGACTAAGTAACTTGGCAAGTGCGCAAGAAATGCAACAAGCTAAAACTTTAGGTTATGCTGATGGTGGAGAAGTTGATCCTCGCCCTTCTTTAAATTTAGATAATCTTCCTACACTTAATATAAATACTGGAACTAATACTCCTGATATTCAACATTCAGATTTATATAATAGATTTTTTGCTCAATACGGAGATAAATTAAATACACCAGTAATGCCTAACGCAGCGGGAATTAAATCTTTTGGAGATTATCTTGATCGTGCAAGGCCTTTAAGAAATCAATTTGCTGAAGGCGGCACTGTAGACCCGACACCTTCTTTAAATCTAGAAAATTTACCGACACTCAATGTAATTACAGGATCAAATACTCCTGCAGTAGCTATTACAACTAGTTCAGATAATAATGATAAACACCGCGGTTTTTTTAATAATGCTGGCATTAACTTTGGTTATCACGGAAGAGATGATTCTAATCGTGGCGGTTTATTTAATAACGCGGGTATTAACTTTGCGTCTGACAACCGTAATGGACTCTATTTTAGAAATATTGGCGGAACTCAAATGGCTAAAGGTGGTTATTTAGATGGTGCTGGTGATGGCATGTCGGACTCAATACCTGCTACAATAGAAGGAAAACAACCAGCACGTTTGGCAGATGGTGAATTTGTAGTACCTGCAGATGTGGTAAGTCATTTAGGTAATGGCTCTTCTAAAGCAGGATCAAAAAGATTATATGCAATGTTAGACAAAGTAAGACACGCTAGAACAGGAACAAAGAAACAGGGTAAACAAATTAACCCTAATAAATTTTTACCTGCATGAAATCAGTACAACTAGTTGCACCCGGTCATATACTTGGTTTATGGGAAACTGTATGGCCAATGTTGAATGTAGCTTTTATTAATTATGAACACGGTGATTATGATATAGAACAACTTAAAGTTCTATTAATAAAAGAGTTTCAATTATTGTTTGTAGTGGTTGAAAGTAATGAAATTATTGGGTGTTTTACAGTAGAAGTTATTAATCAAATGAATCACAAAGTTGCATTTACAACGTGCATGGGCGGTAAAGGATTATTTGATGAGCATACAGTTAAGCAATATGAAGATTGGTGTAGAGGTAATGGCGTTACAAAAATTAGAGCGTATGCTCAAGAAGCACAAGCAAGATTATTTAAAATAAAATTAGGACTTGAAAAAGTTACGAACGTAGTGGAGAAAACTTTATGAGATCAAGCAAGTTAATAAACTTATTTAATTGGGTAGAAGACCTAACGGATTTCTTTACACTCAAAATGGGTGGTGGTGGTTCATCTGGTGGTGGAGGCGGATCTCAAACTTCTACTTCATATTCTACTAACTTACCTGAATATGCAAAACCATACTATGAACAGTTAATGAAGTCGACTGCTCAGCAAGTATACTCTACAGACGCAGCAGGCAACGTAACCGGCGTTCAACCTTATACTCCATATACAGGTTCACAACAAGCAGCATTTACTCCAGAACAAATAGCAACACAAAAAGAAACGCTTGCTATGACTACACCGGGTCAATTCGGTGCGGCTACTTCGGGTTTAGGCGCTGGCTCTACATTAGGTTTAGGTGCAGGACTTGCAGGATTGACAGGCGCTATGGGGTATACTCCGATAAGCGTAGGTACTGGCACATTCGGAGCTCCAGCAGCCGCTGCTTACATGTCACCTTATGCTTCTGCTGTTACAGATCAAGCAGTTCGTGAAGCAGAAAAACAAAGAGACCTTGCTAAAACCGCAGGTATGACAGGAGCTATTAGTCGCGGTACATTTGGTGGCGCACGCCAAGCTTTATTACAAGCTGAACAAAATCGTGGTGCTGCTCAAAACATTGCAGATATTAGAGCTAAAGGTTTACAAGATGCGTATACAAACGCTCAAACACAATTTAATCAAGATCAAGCTAGGGCATTACAAGCTCAACAACTTAATCAAGCGGCATATGGCCAACAAGCTCAACTTCTTGGTCAACTTGGTACAGCAGGTTTACAAGCTGGATTACAAGGATCACAAGCGCTCGGTCAACTTGGTGCTCAACAACAAACAACTGATTTGGCTAGATTACAAGCTCAAGAAGCTACCGGTGCTCAACAACAAGCACAAAATCAAAAAGCACTTGATATTGCTTATCAAAACTTCTTGACCCAACAAAACTATCCTAAAACACAACTTGAATACCTCAGTAATATTCTACGTGGTAACGCAGGTGCACTTGGTTCTACGCAAGTTCAATATACGCCAGCGCCTAGTACCGCTTCGCAGATTGCAGGTTTAGGTCTAGCAGGACTTGGTCTCTATAACGTATTAGGTAAAACAGCTTAGGGGAAAATATGTTTAACTTAGATCAAATTCAATCTCACTTAAAAAGCCCTGCTGTTACTACAGAGCAACTTATTAACTATGTTAAAAACCCAAATGGCCAAGTACCCTCAGTATTGGCATTGGCAGAGTTAAAACGTCGTGAAGAACTTAAAACTTCAGCTATGCCCCCACAAGGCGCTCAACCAACCGTGGCTCAAAAAGTTGTAGCTAGTGCAGCGCCGCAACAAGCCTCCCAAGGTATATCAGATTTACCTCTTCCCGAAACAATGTATAACGAAAAGAACTATGCAGCTGGTGGCATCGTAGCGTTTGCTGAAGGGGGTAATACAGGCATGAACCTAGAGGAGCTTCCTACACTTAATCTAAATACTGGAGTTAGTTCTCTAGGCAGGTCTAGTGGCATGCAAGATTATACTATTGCACCTAATAATATATTTGCTCAATTATTCGGACCAAGTGGCGATTTAGATAAAATGGTATTAGCTGCTAGAACTGATCCCAATGCAAAAAATTTATTGACCTATATGGGGATGAAACCCGTAGAAAAACCAAAAACATATCAAATGGCTCAAGGCGGGGTTGTAGCGTTTGATGATGGCGGCGATGTAGACCTTAAAACACGTAGTCGATTTACTCCGCTTACAAATGAAGAAAAACAAATTATTGCAGCTCAATATAACATAGGTGCTGATGTAGGTAATCAACGCGGTTCTGTAGGTGCTGAATTTGCAGGTATGGTTAATGATCGAGGTACTTCTGTTCCAAGAGGCGAACTTTATGGCCGTTATATGACTGACCAAGGTAATCAATATAGTGCTAGGTATGCTCCAGATGCAAGAGCGTTGGGCATTGATCGTCAATCAGGTAGAACTTCAGTAGGCGCAGATGTAGCGCCAGGACCAGATAATACGATGGGATTAAGAAGTATTCGTGGTAGTTACATTACAGACAACGGTACGCGTTATGGTGCAGGCTACAATGTAGATTCTCGTCAAGCATTATTAGAACGAATTAACCAAGAAGGTAATAGCTTAGGTTTAACAGCTTCACCTGATAGCGTAGGCATACGTGGTGCTTACAACTTTGCACAAGGTGGTGCAATAGGTTATGCGCCTGGCGGTGTTGTATATGGCATCGATGAAGATACATATAATTCTCTTTCCCCACAAGACCAAGCGATTGTTCAGGCAGACTACGCTAAAAAAGATGCGATCAGACCCCGATCATTTACTAAAGACCTTAGTAGCGTAATTCAAACTATGACTAATTTACCTTCTGCAATAGCGTCTAAATTTGCTGGCGCAGGACTTAAAGCCGGTCAAAATCTTGCAGAGTCTTATGGTTATGTACCTACACCAGAAAATAAAGCGTACGTACAGAACTTTAACTATCCTAGCTATATACCAAGAGCTACTGAAGTTGCTCCCACTAAAGAAGAAGAAACCGCAGCGAAAACTGAAGATGTTAAAGATACATCAGTTAAAGCAGGTATTAAAGAGCCAAGTTTTGTTCCATCAAAAGTTGAACCTGTTAAAGGACTTAGTGATTACGCTTCAGAATTAGAAAACTATATGGGCCCAGATAAATCTAGAGAAGCTCGTGATGCTCGTATGGCTAAAATGGAAGCCCGCGCTAAAGACATGGAAGATAGAAATGCAGGCATGTCTATGCTCACAGCGGGGCTTGATATTCTTGGTGGCACTTCTCCATATGCTGCAGTTAACTTAGCGCGTGGTAAATCAGGCATTGAACAGTATCAAAAAACACAAGACAAATTAGCAGAGCTAGAAGAAAAAAGATATCAACTTATTACTGATGCTGAAAAAGCAGATCGACAAGAAAAACTTACGTATGCTAAATATGGCGCTGATACTAAACAGCATAAAGAAGCTCTTGCTCATGCTGAGAAGATGCAAAATAACTTACTCAAAAATGAGTGGGAAATGACTAAATATAAAACAGATGCCGAAATTTATAAAACTGGTATTGCCGCAGCAGCTAAAGGTGTTCCTACAATTGAAGAACGATTAAAAGTAAGGGAAAAAATACCAGATTTAATGGTCGCAGAAGAGAAAAAAATACTAGATAAAATAGGTGGTGATTCTAATAATCCTAAATCTCCTAATTATCCGTTATATAATAAACTTATGAATGAAGCGCGTGCAAGACTTGAAAGTGAAATGATCGCACCTTTAGGTAAACCTGTAATTAATTCGTCCGCATGGGGAAATTTAAAAGTATCTAAATAATATGCCAACGTATAGCATAAAAGGACCGGACGGCAAAACCTATTCTATTGATGGACCAGAAGGCGCTTCTAAAGAAGAAGTCATATCTGCAATCCAAGATCAATTTTTAGAAGCTCAAGTTAACGCTACTAGACCAGATTACGGTTTAGGTGAGGGCTTATCTAAAGCATTTACTCGCGGTACTACCCAATTAGGTTCTGCATTTGGTGATGTTCTTCCTGCTGCTGTTGCTTCATCATTAGGTTTTGATGAGTACGCTAAGAAACAAATGGAAGAAGCTAAAGCTACTCAAGATTACCTCAACATCTATAATAAACCCGAAGTTCCTTCCTATAAAGACGTTAAAGATATTGGTTCGGGGTTAACTTATTTCGGTGAATCTGTCGCAGAGCAAGCCCCTAATTTATTAACTTCATTAATACCTGGTGTTGGCGGTGAATTACTTGCCGCTAAAATGGGTGCGTCTCGTGCAGCCGGCGCTGGCGTAGGTGTCTATCTAGGTTCGTACGCACAAAACTATCCAGAAGTATTCCAAAATATTTATGACGCTACAGGCAAAATGGAACCTGGTGCAGCAGCTATTGCTACAACGGCAAGTGCAGCATTAGACTCAGCATTACCAGCTTACATACTTAGAAAATTTACAGGTCCAGCTAAAGCAGGCTTAGTAGAAGAACTTCTTAAAAAATCTGGTATGGAAGCAGGTCTAGCTCGCAAAGCTATTTCAATACTACCTGAAGCTGCTGGATTAGAAGGTTTGACTGAAGGTGCTCAAGAAGCTATTAGTATTGCAGCTGAAAAATATATTTCACGCAACCAAGATAAATTTAATTCTGATGACTGGAACCGTATTATGGAGTCCGGCATCAAAGGTGCTGTAGCTGGCTTCGGCTTCGGGTTACCTGGCGCCGTTGCAAGTCGTGTCAAAGAAAAATATGGTGCCCCTCCTGAAGAACAACTTCAACAGCCTGCGCCTAGCGTAGTTACCCCAACAGAAGCACAGCCTGATATAGTAGGCGTTAAAAAACAACCTGCCGATGTGCAGGAGATGAGGATAGAAAATGGACTTCCAATCACCGGAGCTGGAGAAGCTGACGCCACAGGAGCTGGAGAAACTCTTCAAGTACCTAGACGACCCGTTGAATCAAGACTTCCCACAGGAGCTGGAGAAAATATCGGAGCTGGAGCTCCTGGGGTTACAACTAATGTTGAGCCAACTGATGGACGAGAAGCGCAACAGCCCATTGCATTAACTCAAGTTCAAGAAGCTAGACAAGCACCTGACACTATTGAGTTTAAAAAATGGCATATGGGTTCAAAAGTTAAAGATGAAAATGGTAAACCCAAAGTTGTTTATCACGGTACTAATAAGTCATTTGATACTTTTGTTCCTGCAGAAACACGAAATAGACTAGGTAATGTAGAAGGTTTTTACTTTACTGAAAGCCCAGAAGAAGCTTCATCATACGCTACTAAAGAAGGACAGGCCCAAGAAGGCGCTAATGTAATGCCTGTTTATCTTAATGTTGCTAATCCATACGACGTTCAAAAGAAAAATTATGTTAGTCGAAACATGGAAGAGGCCTATAAAAAAGCACTAACAAAACAAATTATTCAAGAAACTGGATCAGAAGATCCTCAATGGGTTAAATCAAAAGTTGAAGAATTAATAGGCCGTGGAAGACTTCCTTATACAGGAATGGATCCTAAAGTAGAACAAGAAGTGATTAAAGCTGGTGGGTTTGATGGTATGAAAGATGGTCCGCATTGGGTTGCGTTTGATTCTAACCAAATAAAATCTGCTTCAGGTAATATCGGAGAATTTAATAGAAGATCACCAAATATAAGATTTGCTAAAGAAGAGCAAGTTACACTTCCTAATACAGGTGAAACTAAAGAATCTTTAACAGATCACTTGCGTAAAGAATTTGGTAGACATATTGATATTGCTCAAAGAAGAGGCACATTAAAAATTGTTAATGACGCATCAGAGCTAGAAAAAGCGGGTATTAAAGTTTCTCCTAATGCAATCGGTGCTTATTCAAAAGGCACTTCGTATATCATTGCTAACCGAGTCAACAAAGAAAATGCTAGAAAAACATTGT